ATCCTAACGGTAAGCCTTCTACTGTTGAGCCTACGGGTACTTCAACTTCTATTATTACCACTGCTGACGGTTATCGTTGGAAGTATATGTATACGATCCCTGTGGGTCAGGTGCTGAAATTCTTCTCCAATGAATACATGCCTGTGCTGAGTGACACCGCTGTGGTGTCTGATGCAATCGGTGGTGAAATCGATACTGTTATTATTGCATCCTCTGGTGCTGGTTATAACAACGGCACTTATGAGAACGTGTCTATCAAAGGCGATGGCGTTGGTGGTCGTGTTTCTCTGGTTGTTGACGGTGGTCGAATTGTTTCGGCAACAGTGACTTCGGGTGGTAGCGGTTACACCTTCGGTAAGGTGGTGATTGATGAGGTCAACGGTATCGGTGCTGGCACAGGCACAGGTGGTAGCGTCGAAGTCGTCGTGCCCCCCACAACGGGTCATGGTTCTGATCCTGCTACCGAGCTCGGTGGTTTCCGAGTAATGATCAACACCAAGTTTACCTACGCTGAGGGTAGTGGTGACTTCCCAACTGATAACGACTACCGTCGTATCGGTCTTGTGATCAACCCTAACAAGTTTGGCACACAAGAATTGACTGCTGACCTTACGTTGTCTGCAACAAAGGCAGTTATCTTCTCGCCTTCCTTTACTGGTAACTTCCAGACTGACGAGATTATTACACAGTCCCGCACAATTGGTGGTCAGCAAGTGACTGCTCGTGGTCGTGTAATCTCCTGGAATAGCACCACAAAGGTCCTTAAGTATTACCAGAATAGAATTGATGGTATCTTCCCAGAATTCACTGGTAACTTGATTGAGTTTGAAGGTGGTAACCCCGTTGTGGGTGCCACATCAGGTGCGTCCGCTGACCCTGATATTAACTTCCCAATCGTTTCTGGTGCGTCAACTCGTATCATTAACAACACTGAATATGATCTAGGTATGGCATTTACCAACGGTTATGCAAAACCAGAGGTCCAACCTAACTCTGGAGAAGTTATCTACATAGATAACAGAGGCGCGATTACTCGTGCTGGAGACCAAATCGAAGACATTAAGATCGTAGTAGAGTTCTAAACGATGCCCCAGAATACTAACCTTAACATCTCTCCTTATTTTGACGACTTCGATAAGGATAAGAACTTTTACCGAGTGCTATTCAGACCTGGGTATCCTATCCAGGCGCGTGAGATTACGACAATGCAGTCTATTCTGCAGAATCAGATTGAGTCTATCGGTCAGCACTTCTTCAAAGAAGGCGCAATGGTCATCCCTGGTCAGGTCGGTTATGACCTAAATGTCCAGGCAGTTATCCTCCAACAATCCTTCTTGGGTGTTGACATTGAGACCTACAGGACACAACTAGAAGGTCAAATTGTTGAAGGTCTTACCACTGGTATTAAGGCAAAGGTCCTGTATTCTATTCCATCCTCAGAATCTGAGCGTGGATACGCAACTTTATACGTTAAGTATATTGAGTCTGGCGATACTGTTTCAGATGTAGGTATCACTACTTTCCAACCTAATGAGCAGTTGATCGCTGAAAATGAAATCACTTTCGGCACAACACTGATCGAAGTTGGATCGCCTTTTGCTCAGTTGCTGCCTGTTGAGGCAACCGCTGTTGCTTCGACCGCATACATCAACAACGGTGTTTACTTTATTAGAGGACACTTTGTTGATGTCCCCTCCATGTATCTAATTCTGGAGCAATATGCTAACAACCCCTCCTATCGTGTGGGTCTGGAAGTTAGCGAATCTATTGTTACTCCAGAAGACGATCCTTCTCTGAATGATAATGCAGCAGGCACATCCAACTATGCTGCACCTGGATCTCACAGATTCAGAATCAGGACTCAATTGGTTAAGAAACCAATCAACGATGAGACTGACAAAAACTTCATCGAATTGCTGCGTATCAACAATAGTAAGGTTGAGCAATTCGTTACTTCAACTGCATACTCCGAGCTGGAGAGATCTCTGGCACGTCGCACCTATGAAGAGTCTGGCGACTATGTTGTAGATACCTTCACTATTAAGGCAAGAGAGTGTCTGGATGACGGTTTCAACAATGGTGTGTATCGTCCTGGTGATATCACCGCTCAGGGTAACATTCCATCTGACGATTTAATTACATATGAAATCTCTCCTGGTAGAGCATATGTAAGAGGATACAGGACTGAATTCCTAGTGCCTCAGTATATTGATGCACCTAAACCCCGTGACTATGAAGGTGTAAACAACGGTATTATCTCATTCCGTTTAGGTAACTTCCTCAAAGTATATGATGTATATGGATGGCCTGATCTGACTGGTGAGGGTGTTACCTCAGCATATCAGACCCTTGAAATGTATGACGACTGGACCCTGAATACTACTAATGTAACATCGGGTAGAATGATCGGTCGTGCTCGTGCTGTACAGATTCAAAAAGACACAGATACTACCTACGATCTGTGGATTTTTGATGCTCAGATGTTTACTGCTCTCAATTTTGCAGCAGGTAATAACTCTGTGTCTGTTGGTGATGTGCTAAAAGGGCGCAACTCCAATGCTCGTGGTTTCGTTGCTGATGCTGGCAGTGGTAACTGGTGTCAAGTGGAGCAAGTCTCTGGCACCTTTATTAATGGTGAAGTTATTGAAAGAGATGGTCGTGTTATCGGCACTCTGGAAGCAGCACACACATTTAACCTGACTGATACTAGATCTGCATTTGGAAGAAACAGCACCAACCAAATTATCTTTGGTTGCAACCTGTTGTTGAATGACCAGGCAGAGATTGAAGCATCTACAGTTACTATCGATTCATCTGCTGGTGAGATCGAAGGTTTCCGCACCAAGTTTATCCAGGATCTTCGTCCTGGTGACGTTATCACTGCTACAAACTCCACTTCCGAGGGTGAGAATACTCTCAGAGTTGAAAGAGTTGACCCACAATACATTAAGACTATTGCTGGCAACCAATACACTGGCGCTACTGATGCAATCTTCGATGACCTAAATCAGGTTGTCAAAATTGATAATGCTCTTACTAAAGGCAGCGTTGCTGACGGCGAATATAGCACTTTGGTGAGAATGCGGCCTTTCGTATTCCAAAAAGACTACCAGAATGGTGAGCTTACGATTGATACTCCTCGTATCTCGATGAGATCGATCTCTGACGAATCATTCTTTGTCTATCGCACCTTCACTAATAAGACCGTGGTGTCTGGTGGTGTTACTGTTTCACTACCAGAATCAGAGCAGTTTGCATCACTCGATGATGAAAACTATGTGCTCACCATTCTGGCAGAGTCTGGATCTGCATATACTGTGGGTCAAAACCTCAACATCGATGCTCTGAATGATGCAGGCACACTGACAGTTACCTTCGGTGCTGATCGCCAGTCTGTAACTATTGATGGTCTGACAGGCGTTACAACAGTCAAACTGACTGCTCTCGTATCTAAGAATATCGTCTCGAAGAAAATTAAGACGGCATCTAAGATGCGTGCGTTGAAGGTCATCAGGACCCGTAACAATAACGACCAACAAAAGTATGGTCTTGCTTACGGTAATCTGTATGGCACCAGAATCGAAGACGAAGAGATTTCATTTGCTTTGAATGATGTCTACAAAATTCATGCAGTCTTCGAGTCTGAAAATGATAGCGATGCAGAGCCTCCTTACCTCACTCTTACTGAGTCTACCTTCTTCGACAACGGATCTGTTATTATCGGTCGCACCTCAGGTGCTAGGGGACGTGTAATCCAATTTATCAACAGCACACTGCGTCTCTATATTGTCCAACTTAACGAAATTCCCTTCCTCCCTGGTGAGTCCATCGATGGTGTCGATGATGACAATGTGCCACTGGTAGCAGTTATTGATGACGCTGAAGGATCAGTGTCTAAAGGTAGTAAGGTAGTCACATCTCAGTATGAGTTGGAGTCTGGTCAGAAAGCACACTACTATGATGTGTGTAAGATGCTGAGACTACCTCAGTTTACACCTCCTATCCGTAAACTGTTGGTGATCTTCGATTATTTTGTCCATGAATCATCAGGTGACTACTTTGCATCACAATCCTACACAGGTATTAGTTACAAAGATATTCCTAAGTATAAACTCGACGGATCTATTAACTATCTGAAAGATCAGATTGACTTCCGTCCTGGTGTTGGTGAGTTGGCATCTGGTGCTGGCACCATCACTAACGAATACTATGTAAATTGTGCTTCACTAGACTTTGGCGCTCGTCAGTTTGATACTGGCGGTGGTTCTGGTGGATCTACCATCTTTGACATTCCTAAGGTGGCAACTGAGATCCGTATGGACTACACCTACTATCTGCCCCGTGCAGATAAGATTTTCCTGACTCATGAAAATGAGTTGAGAATCACACGAGGTGTATCTTCCGAGGATCAACCACCCCCAGATAATATCCAAAACGCAATGTTGCTGGCACAACTTGAGTGTCGTGCGTATGTGTATGACGTTGAGCGTGATGTCCTGATCTATCCTGAGATCATCCGTCGTTATACCATGAAGGATATTGGCGATCTGGAGACCAGACTGTCACACGTTGAGTATTACACCTCACTGTCTCTACTGGAAACACAGGCAGAGAATACCAAGACATACGATGACAATGGTTTCGATCGTTTGAAGAATGGTTATGTTGTAGATGACTTTACAGATCATACTATCGGTGACGTGCTCAACATTGACTATAAGTGCTCGATGGACTTTAAGGAAGGTTTCCTGCGTCCTTCACACTACACTTCAAACGTCCCCCTACAACTCAACCTGGCATCATCTTCTAATGTTGTGAAGACTACAGGTAACATGGTGCTACTGCCTTATGAAGATCTGGCAATCGTCAGCCAACCTTATGCATCCAGGACAGAGAATGTAAACCCATTCAACGTGTTTACTTTCATCGGTCGTATTGACCTAACTCCTGCATCTGATGACTGGGTTGACATTAAGCGTTTGCCTGCTCGTGTTGAAAACGTTGAAGGTGACTTCTCCGCTGTTGCTAGAGACCTACAAATTGACCAGAATGGTTTTGCTCCTATCCAGTGGGGATCATGGCGCACTAACTGGACTGGTGAGTCCTTGGTTTCTCGCACAAGATTTAGAAACAGATCTGGCAGTTTCGCTGCTGGTGGTCGTCGTCTGGGTCGTTTGGGTCACGGTCAGGGTCGTCAACCTATCTTCGTCCACGAGAGACGCACATGGCGTGTTGTTAACAACCAAGCACGTCAAGGTGTTAGGACTCGCGTGGTGCCCAAAATTGAGCGTAAATCACTGGGTGATACCGAGCTGTCACAAACAGCAATCCCCTGGATCAGATCCCGTAACGTGTCCTTCAATGTGGACCGTATGAAGCCTCGCACAAGAATCTATGCATTCTTCGATGGTGTCAACGTTACTGGATACATCACACCTAAAGTTATCGAGCTGGTCAAGTCTTCGACTGCTGATCCTCGCTCTAATGAAACTCCTTTCGTTGTGGGTGAGACTGTTATCGGTCAAAACTCAGGTTGTCGCTTCAGAGTAGCACCTGCGAATGATGCATACAAGACAGACCCATATGGCGTTGGTGAAGCGACTCTTGCCGAGTCCTATGCATCTACCACAAGTTTCTTGAATATCGACACTCAAGGTCTGGCAGAAACTGTCAATCCTAACTTCTTCGGTAACATGCAAACTGGTGAAGTGCTGATTGGTCAGACCTCTGGTGCTCGTGCAGTTGTGAAGGATCGCCGTCTCCTGACTGACAACATCGGTAATTTCCGTGGATCCTTCTTCATTCCTAACCCTGGTAACGACTCCAACCCTCGTTGGGCAACTGGCACCAGGACCTTTAGATTCACTACATCACAAACCAATAGTAGAGCAAATGATGAGGTTACCTCATCTGCAGATACTACCTACAGTGCAACTGGCACCCTGAGGACCGTTAGAGAGAATATCCTGGCAGTCCGTAATGCTGAGATCGTGAGAGATACTGTTAATGATGCTCGCACGGTTATCACAACCAGGACTGAAACACGTCAGATTGGTTGGTATGACCCTCTGGCACAATCCTTTATTATTGATGAGGAAGGTGGTGTATTCCTGACTGGTATCGACATCTTCTTTAAGACTAAAGATGCCAACATTCCTATCTCAATGCAGATCAGGACCATGGAGAATGGTTATCCCACTAAGGATATTCTACCTTTCTCTGATACTACTATCGATCCTGATCAAGTAGAGCTATCTGATAACGCAGCAGTGCCTACCAGATTCACATTCAGATCACCTGTTTATATCAAGCAGTCTACTGAATACTGCTTCGTGCTTCTGTCTGACTCCAACGAATATAACGTTTGGATCTCCAGAATGGGTGACATTGATGTGTCTGGCACAAGGACAATCTCTGAGCAACCATATGCTGGTGTGCTCTTTAAGTCACAAAACGCTTCTACCTGGACTGCTGACCAGTATGAAGACTGCAAGTTTACAATTTATCGTGCAAACTTCACTGCATCTCTGGGCACAGCAATCCTTAACAACGCTGAATTGGGTAAAGGTAACGGTGGTATTCATAACCTGATTGAGAATCCTATCCTCACCATCAAACCCAAGCAAACTCTGCTGCTGCCAGCAGGTCAAAATTATAACTTCACTATCGGTGCAAGACTGCTGCAGTCACCTTCAGGTGCAAGCGGCACAATCACTGAGTTTGATGCAGTCTCTGATCCAGAGCGTATTACTATTACTGATATTGAAGGTCAATTCTCATCAGGTTTCCTTGATGCTAATAACGTGCCTTTCCAAGGTCTCGCATCGTCTCAGTCTGTTGGCACGTTTGTCTTGTCAGCAATCTTCAATGGCACCTTTGAGGCAGGTGATACTGTCAGTGGATCTACTTCTGGATCAACAGGCACAGTCACGTCATATGATGGTGGCACTAACACTTTGATACTGAATTATCTGTCATATGCATTCGATGCATCAGATACCCTGACAAATGCTAGCGGCACATCGGCAACGATTACCAGTATCACATATTCAGGCGATTCCTACGACGCTTATCCAACTCAGGCACCTTCCTTCCCTGAGGATGATAAAGAAGTTGCGGTTTTCCATAGAAACCATGGTATGCACCAGCGCACCAATAACGTGGAGATTGAAGGCGTTACCTCTGAAGTTCCTCCTACAATATTGACTTCTTCACTGTCATCAGGCACTACATCGATTCAGGTGCAGGATGCATCACAATTCCATAACATCATCGGTGGCACCAACATCGGTAACCTCAACCCTGGTTTCCTGAAGATCAACGATGAGATTATTCAATACTCTGCAATTTCGGCAAATGGTCAAGTGATCACTGTCGCAACCAGTGGCAGAGGTGCATCAGGCACTGCTGATGTGACACACGAATCTGGATCTGTGGTTGAGTGCTACAACTTGGATGGTATTCCTCTGACGCAAATCAACAAAGTCCACGCAAGAATTGAGTGTCCTTGGATTGACTCCTACATGATTTCGACTGATTTCGTTGCATCTAACGGTATCAGAGGTGGTGGCACAGGAGTCTATGCTTCACAGAATGTCCAGTTTGAAACTCTGACTCCTACCATCTCTACGATGGTACTTCCAGAAACCGAGATTACTGCTCGTGTAAATACTACTACAGCAACGTCAGTTGGCGAAGGTGGTGGTGAAGGTGGATCTGCACCTCGCGACCAATCATCCTTCATCAACAATGGTCAATTCCTTGACGTTGTGCTCAACGAAGAGAATGCATTTACATCTCCCCAGATGGTTGCATCCAAGATCAATGAGCAAAACAAACTGGATGGTAACAAGTCACTGACAATGGCATTACAGTTGACGACTGAGAAACCCACTCTGTCTCCATGTATTGACCTTGACAGACTATCCTTGATTACTACAACTAACAGAGTCAACTGGTGGCCAGGTGGTCCTGCTCCTTATGGTCAGCAGTCTGCTATCGACCGCACCCAGGATGTTTCTACTCTGCCCAATGGCGATCAAAATGATGCTGTGTATATCACACGTCTCGCACGTCTAGGTAGTGAAGCAAGATCTCTGAAAGTTGACTTCCAGATCACACGTCACCCTTCCACTGAAGTCCGAGTTTACTATCGTGCATTCAAGGCAGGTGACACCGCTGATCCCAATACTCTCGGATGGGAGTTGGTTGGACAACCTCTAACAACTCAGAATCAACAGTATGACTCTAGTCCTACAGATGAATATCTGTGGAAGGATTATGCATACGAGAAGAAGGGTCTTACCTTCAACGCATTCCAGTTGAAGATCGTCATGAGATCTAAGAATCAGGCGAGAGTACCACTTATTGCTGATCTGAGAGCAATTGCTCTAGCTACTTAAAGCTAGTTTGTTTCAACCCTTACATGGTTGATTATAATTATTATTAGTTACTATGTCAACCCCCAAGAAAGATAATATTGATCACATCGAACCTTACCGCCCAGACCTTATCCCCGTTGAGGGAAAGGATGGGTGGTTTAGGGATCCTGAATCAAATGCAATTGTCAACTGCAACAAAACGCAGTATGATGAATACATGGCCGCTTACCGTAAGCGCCAGAAGAAGGATCAAAAGTTTGAGACTTTACAAAACGATGTAGATGGTCTAAAATCTGACTTATCAGAAATCAAATCATTACTGAAATCATTAGTTAAAGGAGACTAAACATGCCTGCTGACGTGACTGAGACTGCCTCACAAGAAGAATTGCTTGAGCAATTCCAAACTCGTTACAAAAACCTGCTTCGTGAAAACAACGAGCTTTCTAAAAAGATCAAGGACAACGAAGCAACTGCCCTGAAACTTCTTGGTGCTATTGAGACCCTTGAGTATCTTGCACCTAAAGAAGAAGAAGAAGAGGCGGAAGAAGAAACTCCTGCTGCGGAGTAAAGATGCAGCACCCCCGTAAGGGGGTTTTTTAATGGCATAAATAAACAAGAAAGACCTTTGTCTGTTGCTAGGATCCTTATAAACAATGGCAAATAGAATCCAATTAAGACGTGACGGCGCTCAGCAGTGGGCAAACGTCAACCCTATCCTTGCCCAGGGCGAGTTAGGTATCGAAATTGATACCTCACGTCTGAAGATCGGGGATGGTGTTACTGCGTGGAACTCTCTGAAGTATGAGAGGCCGCTTGAAACGGAATCAAATACTGCTAACACCCTGGTTAAAAGGGATGCTGACGGTAACTTTGAAGCAGGTGCCATTACTGCTTCACTGATTGGTAATTCTGCAACCGCTACTCGTCTGGCAAACGCTCGCCAGATCCAACTGGGTGGCGACATGTCTGGTAGCGGCACGTTTGATGGATCCTCAAACCTGACCATTACTGCAGAATTGAATTATGTGGTGGCACTGCCCCACTACGATCCTACTGACCTAGACGCAACAGGCACCTATACTCGTATTACGGTTGACTCTCGGGGACGTATCGTTGATGCTGACTCTCCTACAGACCTGGCATCCTACGGCATTGCGGACGCACAACCTTTAGACAGTGATCTGACATCACTGTCAAATATGACCACCTTCGGTTTTCTCTCTCGTCAGGCAGAGGGTAGTATCGTTTCTAGGACCATTACTGGTGGTAGTGGTCGTATTATTGTCCAGAATGGTAACGCACAGGCATCTAATCCATTCCTTGATCTGGCAGATACCACAGTTGTGGTGGGTAAATATAACCCCATCTCAGCAATGGATCCACTGGTCGATCCTTTGATCAGTGCTACAACTGGTGAGGAAACTGTTAATACAGTCAACTTCCAAGTTGACAGATATGGTCGCCTCATCTATGCTAATACCTCACCAATCGCTACTGCGACTCAGGGGGCAAAGGATGGCACATCTTTCACCACTTACGATAACGCTACTGCGTATCCTAGATTCAGCAAGATTATTGCATCTAATGGCAGAACGTATCAGGCTGCTATTAGGGATATCCCCGCAGGACTCGGCGAACCATCACACAACACCCAACAGGGCGATTCAGACGATCAGGGTGGATGGAGAGATCTGGGTACTGATGCAGTCGAGCAAAAGGGTGTTGCGAGTTTCGACCAAGAAGATTTCGACGTAGACGCAAACGGTCACGTCACAATTAGTGAGAATGCAATTGAGAATTCTCAAATGCAGTCCCATGGTCTGTTAATGTTTACGGATCAAAATGCAACAGAAACATTTGAGCTTGACCGCGAGCGCACAACTGATAATGCTTATCATGGCATTACCACCATTAACCACGTTAATGTTAATAACAGGACAGGGGGTAGCGTATTCCGTGTCGTTGGTTACGATACTGCTGAGTATCCTTTTCAACCTGGCATTTTGGATCAGGGCAATTCCTACCCTGCTGTTGCTGCTGACGACGCTAATGGTAACGGTGACGCAAACTGGGGATCGAGTTATACTGGTCTTATTGACATTAACCTCGATACTACCGTATCTGGTAATATTACTCTTGATGTTACAAAAGACAACCAGTTTATTAAGAGGACATCGGGTAATGTAGATTTCCACCTCGAAGTAAACGAGGCGGAAGATCGTAACATGAATATCACCGCCAACAATGCTGATGGTGGTGGCACTGCAAATATCAATATCACTGCTGACAATGAGATTACGATCTCCAGCACTGACGCTGCATACTTTGTTAACGTAGAGGACTACAGATTCCAATACAACGTTCTGAGCACCCGTGACGCTACCATGGTGCTCGATCCAGGGGACGATGATGCAGCGACGGGTCTTGTGCAAATCCGTGGTGACTTGCAGGTGGACGGCATCACAACCACTGTAAACTCAGTGGTCATGACTGTACAAGATCCGATCATCACCCTGGGTGGTGAAGACACACTTGTTGCAGATGATAACAAAGATCGCGGTATTGAATTTAGGTATTATGATACCCAAGAGAGATTTGGATTCTATGGTTGGGACGAAGATTATGCGGACTCTAATATATGGAATGGCACTGGCGGTTATCGCTTCCTCTACAACGCGACTAACACAAATGAAGTTTTCTCTGGTACAGACGCTGCTGTCATTGCTGGTAACCTCCGACTAACTACCAATACGGATTCCACTTGGAAGACCCCAACAACAGGCACCCTGGTGGTGACTGGTGGTGCAGGTATTTCTTCTAACCTTAACGTTGGTGGCACTACCTATATCCAAGGCAACACTGAGATTGACGGCACGGTTGATATCGATGCCAACTTCGCAGTCAGGACTGCTGGTCATGTAAACAAAGTTACTATCGAGAGTGCTACAGGTAACACTGTTATTGAAGGCACCTTAGATGTCCAACTGGACACCGAGATCACTGACAACCTGACTGTCCGTGCAGACAACAAAGAGTTTAAGATCCAGACTGATGCTGGTGTAACTAAGTTTGTTGTTGACACTGACAATGGTAACAGCGTCATTAGTGGCACCGTTAATATTATTGGTGCAACTGACATCGACGACACCCTTAATGTAGATGGTGATGTTACCTTTAACTCTAACTTCGATCTGGATGGCACAGCAACCTTCCATGACACTATCCATATGGATACTGGTGCGAAGGAGTTTAAGATCTCCAATGGTGGTACTCAGAAATTCCAAATTTCGTCTACCAATGGTAACACTGACATTGAAGGTAGTCTGAATGTTGGTGGTTTCAATACCTTCGAGCGCACCAACAACATCGCAGTTGATGCGACCACCTCAGAATCTGACATTACCTTAGCAACCGATGGTGCTATCACCGTCGCTGGTGGTGTCAACATTGAGAAGGATGTGAGGATCGGTGGTGACCTCTACATGGGCGACCGCATTGTCGTCAAGGACGCTGGCACTGCCCGCACCCGTCCTTCCCTAATGAATAATCTTGATGTCCTGTATCGTCAGGTCATCGGTGGTAGTGCAACACACAACGCAACCTTCGCTACTGACACAAGTGCTCAACTGAGAGTCACTGGTGGTGTGGGTATTGGACAAGATCTCCACGTTGGTGATGACTTCTACATTGGTAAACTCAACAGTAATGATACTATTGAATTTAGTATCCTGGGTGAGTCTGGTTACACAACCATCGGTCGTGTGGGTCAGGGTAATGCTACTGACGGTGCTCTGGTTGTCCACGGTGATGCAACATTCAACCGTGAGTTGAATATCACTGGTGCTCTGACGACTATTGGTGATTCTAATACGGATGTATTTACAGTCAACGCTGTCTCCACCTTTACTGACAATGTAACTATTAATGGCGATCTGGAAGTTGATCAGAATGTGATCATCAACCAGAATCTCACAGTCCATGGCACAACCACCACTGTGAATTCCACGGTGGTCACTCTGGATGATCCTATCGTTACTCTAGGTGGTGATACCGCTCCTGGATCTGACGATGGTAAGGACCGTGGTGTTGAATTTAGATACTACGATTCAACCGCTCGGGTTGGTTTCTTTGGTTGGGATAACTCAGCATCACGCTATGCTCTTTATCACAACGCTACCAATAGCAGTGAAGTATTCAATGGCACCAGATCTGGTATGGATGCAGGTAGTATTAAATTATTTGATACTACAAACTCGTCTTCTGCTTCCACAGGCACACTGATTGTTGGTGGTGGTGCAGGATTCGGACTTACTGTTAATATAGGTCAGGACCTTTTCGTAACTAGAAATGTTGGCATTACTGGCAATACAGATATTACTGGCACTCTTGACGTTGCTGATGACTTCGCTGTATCTACGACCTTCACAGTCGATGCACAAACTGGTAATACTTTCGCTAACGGTACATTCACTGTTAATGGCAACAGCACTATCGGTAATGCTGGGTCAGATTCTCATACAGTAAACGGCACAGTCCAGTTTAATCATGCACTGACTGGTGCAGCACGAGCAAACATTCGTGATCTTAAGATCGGCACAGACGCTGCTAACGAGATTGGCACTCTTTCTGGTAACCTCATCCTTGACTCCGCTGGCGGCACTGTCAATATCACAAACAATGCTGATGTAGACGGAGACCTCAATGTTGATGGCAATACACAGATTGATGGCACGCTCACAGTCGATGGCAATGTCACTCTCGGCAATGCTGGGACGGATGCACATGTGGTTACAGGCACAGTCACCTTCAATCAGGCGATTACCTCCACAGACATCACGGCAGATAGCGTCAAGATCGGCGTTGATGGTGCGACCGAAATCTCCACCACAACAGGAGACCTGATTCTTGACTCTGCAGGTGGTAAAGTCCATGTCACAGACAATGCTGAGATCGATGGATTCCTCCAAGTAGATGGCAACACTACTTTGGGTAATGCTTCTAGCGACACTCTGATAGTTAACGCTACATCTACATTTAATGCTGCAATCACCTCTACTGACATCACCGCCGACTCTGTGCAGATTGGCGTCTCTGGTGCATCTGAGATTGATACCTCTGCTGGTAACCTGACACTGGATTCTACTGGTGGCACAGTCATTGTTGATGACAACCTCAACGTTGCTGGTAACAGCATCTTCACGGGTCAGATGACTGTCAATGACAGCATCATCCTTGATTCCACTAACGAAGCATTTATCATCAGATCTTCTCTGGTTGATAGATTCACTGTTGACACTGACAATGGTAACACCTTCATTGCTGGCACAACTCAGATCGAAGGTCTGACAACCATCAATGATAACGTTGATATCAACGGTAACGCTGATGTCTCTGGCACATCCACACTGGGTGATGTTGTTAGTATCACTGATACTACTAACGCATCTACTGGCAATAACTTCTCTGCCTCTGGTGCTCTGAGAGTTGCTGGTGGTGCATCTATCGCTAGGGATCTGTCAGTCGGAGAAGACTTCAAGGTCTATGGTGACTTTGAGGTAGATGGTAACGTTGTCCAGAAAGGTAACCAGGAATTCCGTGGTCGCGTTGAATTCACTAAGAATGAGACCGCATCTCGTCTTACTGGCAACTGTGCAATCATGGTGCCTAATGGTGGCGTGGCAATCTACGAAGATTCCTTCTTCGGTGAGGATCTATTCATCGGACCTGACCAGAATGAGACCATCACCTTCTTCGGTGCTACTGGTAATGCTACCTTCGATGGCGCAGTTACGTCTTCTACTCTTAGTGCCACCACAGGTAACATCGCTACCATCAACACGACTTCCAACATCACCGTTGGTGGATCGATCATTGTCAACACTAACAAGTTTATTGTTGCAGGTGCCTCTGGTAACACAGACATCGCTGGCACTCTGGATGTTGTTGGTAACACTGTCCTGGCAGCACAACTCAATGTCCAGAATGCAGTTGACTTTGACAGCACTCTGAATGTTGACGGCGCTACCACATTCAACGCTACCATCACTCAAAACAGCACATCTCTCTTCAGAGATAACGTTGTTGTCCGTGGTGCTTCTAAGGTCCTGCAACTGCAGAATGGTGCTAACGTCACCAAGGTTGAATTGCAGTCCACCACTGGTAACATTATTGCTGCTGGTCTTACTCAGACCAACACTCTGGATGTTGTCAGCAATGCAACTATCGGTGGCACTCTGGGTGTCACGGGTCAGATTACTGGTAACGTCACTGGTGACCTTACAGGCACCGCAGATAAAGCACTGCTGGTTGATGTTACTGAGACTGCAACTTCTAACCTGACTTACTATCCTGCATTCGTCTCTACGAATAATGGATTCACTGAGGTCCGCACAGACTCCAGCAACCTTACATATAACCCTAGCACCAATACGCTGCAGGTTAACAACTTCAAATCAACCACTGACTTTGAAGTCCAAGGTAACTTGAATGTTACTGGGGCGATTACATTCTTCCAGTCACAGGTTGGTAGTATTGCTAACCATGACACTGATGCTCTGACAGAAGGCACCAGCAACCTCTATTTCACTGATGAGAGAGTTGATGATCGTGTTGCTGCTCTGATCAACGGTGGCACGGGTATCTCTGCTACCTATGATGATCTGGGTAATCTGCTGACTCTGAGTGCAGTCCAGTCTGATATCAATACTGATAACCTAACTGAAGGCAGCACCAACCTGTTTACCACCGCTACTCGCACCCGCACTCACTTCACCTATGGCACTGGTATTCAACTCTCTACTGGCGATCTGTCAATTGCCTTTAATGAGTTTACCTCCGATAACATTGTTGAGGGTTCTACAAACCTCTTCATCACAGACTCTCGCGTCCGTGGTGCTCTGAGTGCTGGTGGTGATCTCAACTACAATGCTTCCACTGGCAGATTCAGCATCGATCAGGCAGACCTGAATGTTGATGATCTGATCTCCTTGACAGGTCGTGCTAACGGGTCTACTCACCTGTCAGCATTCACTGGCAGCACGATCACTGACAACAACACCATTAAGGGTGCTTTGCAAGAGTTGGAGACATCTCTTGAGTTGAAGCAAAATGCTTCTGCCTTGGGCAGTGCTGCCTTTACGGCATCCACTGCATATGCAACTTCATCCCAAGGCGCATTGGCAGACTCTGCAATTCAACCTGCAGATCTAGCAACTGTCGCTACCACAGGTGCTTATAGTGACCTGTCTGGTCTGCCCACACTGGGCACTGCTGCTGCAACTGCTTCTACTGATTATGCTACTTCTTCTCAGGGTGCTCTGGCAGATACTGCTATCCAACCTGCTGACTTGGCGACTGTTGCTACCAGTGGATCATATAATGATTTGTCCAACCTGCCTACGCTCTTCTCTGGTGCTTATGCAGATCTGACTGGCAAACCCACCCTTGGCACTGCCGCCGCTACTAACAGCACTGCATATGCAACTGCTGCACAGGGTGCTCTCGCAGACTCTGCACTTCAAGCAGAGACGATTACATTAGCAACCCTTAAAGCAGAAGTCGCTGCTTCCACCGACTTTGCTGACTTCAAGTCCCGTATCGCTGCTCTCTGATAACTAATGGCAATTCTAACTTCCCAAGCTGAATTGGCGGCGTATGCTAAGCGCCGCCTGGGTGATCCTGTCGTCGAAGTGAATGTCTCCGACGATCAAGTTAATGATGCTATCGAATACACACTACAGAAATTCCAGCAGTTTCACTACGATGGATGTGAGCGTGTATACCTGAAGCACCTAATTACTCAGGATGTTGTTGATCGTGCTAAGTTATCTACCCAGACAACTGCTAAAGCAGGTAACGATCTTTGGAAGGAAGGTAACGGATATATTGAAGTCCCTGATCATATCCTTGCCATTGAAGGACTCTTCTCGTATACAGATAAAGGATCGTCAAACATCTTTGACATTCGTTATCAGATGAGACTGAATGATTTGTATGACTTTACGTCTACACAGTTTTATCATTACTACATGGTTAAGCAGCACCTGGAGACTATTGATTTTCTCCTGGAAGGCATGAGACCTATTCGTTATCATGCAGTGCAAGATCGTCTTTACATTGACTGGGACTGGCCAGCAGATGCTCTGGTAGGTCAGTATATTGTGATTAAGGCATACCGTGCTCTCGATCCTACAACCTGGAATGAGATCTACAATCAATTGTGGGTCAAAGACTATGCAACTGCAAAGATCAAAAAGCAATGGGGCACAAACCTCACCAAGTTTAACGGTGTCCAGATGCCTGGTGGTATCACACTGAATGGTGAGATGATTTACAACGATGCTGTTAACGAGCTCAAGGAGCTTGAAGAGCAACTACGCTCCCAATGGGAGCTTCCACCTCTAGATATGATTGGTTGATATGGCACTCAATCCTTACTTCACTCAAGGCACTACAGGTGAGCAGAATCTTCAAGAGAGTCTGGTCATCGAGCAGATCAAGATGTTTGGGAAAAACGTATACTACGTCCCTCGCACCTTGGTTAAGGAAGACACTATCTTCACAGAGGATACGTTGTCTGAATTTAATGAGGCATTTCAAATTGAAGCATACATTGAAGATGCTTCAGGTTTCCGTGGTGACGGAGACATGTTTAGTAAGTTTGGCGTAAGAATCTCTGATCAATGCACCTTTATCATTGCTAGGAAAAGATTTACTGAGGCAGTGGATGACAATACCACTCTCATTGTAGAAGGTAGACCTAACGAGGGTGATCTAATTCACTTCCCTCTGGTAGGTAAGACCTTTGAGATCCAGTTTGTTGAGCATGAAGTCCCATTCTTCCAGTTGGGTAAGATTCATACATGGGGTCTTCGCTGTGAGTTGTTTGAATACAGCGACGAGGATATTGATACTGGTATTGCAGAGATCGATGCTATCCAAACAAACTTTGCTGCATCGATTAAACTTGTCATGGATCCTGGTGGCACAGGAGACTTCCAGATTGGTGAAGAGATCGTTGGTGATCTTTATCGTGCAAAAGCAACTGCAACTATCTCTGGTGATGCGGTAGATGCAATTGCATTAACTGATGCTGGCAACCATTACAATCAAGCATTACCACCTACAGTTACTATCTCAGGAGGTGGTGGAAATGGTGCTACAGCGACTGCTACAGTTAACGCTAGTGGGCTTGTTACTGGCATTGCTATTACATCTGGCGGGAGTGGTTACACTTCTGCACCTACTGTCAGCATCGACTACTCACCTAAAGACAACAGAGCAGAAGTTAAGTCTTGGAATAACGCAACCCGTGCCCTAGAGGTTGTCAACCGCACTGGCACATTCAATACGGGTGAGACTGTTAAGGGTCTAACCTCAGATGCTCTCTGGAGTCCTGAGACTTACAACACACTAAATAATACTAACCTCAGTGATACCATCGATCAAAACTTCAACATCGAGTCTGAAGCAGATGATATCCTTGATTTTACTGAGACCAATCCCTTTGGCGAATTTGGTGACGCAGACTGATGTTAGGCACTTACTCATATCACGAAGTTATTAAAAAAACAGTTGTCGGATTCGGCACACTGTTTAACAATATTGAGCTTCGTCGCACAGACAATGCTGGCAATGTTGAAGAGGTAATGAAAGTGCCTCTGGCGTATGGTCCTAAGCAAAAATTTCTTGCAAGACTTCGCCAAGTTGGTGATCTAACACAGAAGGATCAAGTGCAGATCACTATGCCTCGAATCTCTTTCGAGATTAATGGCATCTCTTATGATCCCACTCGGAAAGTATCTCCTACTCAATACATCAGAAACACTGGTGAGAATGGGAAGCAGGTCAAGATGTTTGCACCTGTCCCATACAATATCAATTTTGAGTTGGCGATCCTCGCTAAAAACCAGGATGATTCGTTGCAGATCCTGGAGCAAATTCTTCCATACTTCCAACCTAGTTTCAATATCACAATGACACTGGTGCCTGAGTTGGGTGACAAAAAAGATTATCCAGTTACACTCACGTCGGTAGATTACCAAGATGAGTATGAGGGTGATTATGACACACGTCGCACGCTGATTTATACCTTGCAGTTTGTTGCCAAGACCTATCTCTATGGTCCTGTCAATGACTCCACTAACGAGGTTATCAAGAAAGCGATTGTGGATTATTCCACTACAATGGATACCCAGAATGCTCCTCGTGAGGTGCGTTATACAGTCCAACCTGATCCTATTACAGCGGATGCTGGTGACGACTTTGGTTTCAATGAAATGACGAGTTACTTTACCGATGCAAAACAATACAACCCCGTCACAGGACAAGACGAAGACGTTTGATGGTATTGAGGATGCTATGGATGTAGAGACGGAAGTCGTCCCTGCAGAACCAGCACCTCTCGCCAAAGCGGAAGAGATTGTTACTTCTACGAAGGAGCAACTCAAGAAAGACTATGAATACACTCGTGGCAACCTTTACTCACTGATCGAAAAAGGTCAAGAGGCAGTGGATGGCATCCTTGAGTTAGCACAGGAGTCCGATCAACCTCGTGCTTTTGAAGTCGCTGGTCAGTTGATTAAGCACGTCGGTGATGTAGCAGACAAACTGGTAGACCTTCAGAAGAAGGTTGCTGAGATCGAAAACCCCAAGAAAACAAAAGAGGTCAATACTACAAACAACACTATGTTTGTTGGTAGCACTGCAGACCTAGCTAAATTTCTAAAGTCTCAACAAGATAAATAGTCTGGTAGAATACTATATCAACATGTCACGAAGAATTATCATCCAATCTGCCGAAGTGACTTTGAGTGTTCCCACTAATCTGAGCAATGCCAGAATGGTGAGAGTGCTTAATGATACTGATGCCAGTATTGTGCTCATTATTGATGATGCAGCACAAGTTGCTGCTCGCACTGACTATAACACTCTAGGCACTAGGACGACGACGATTGGTGCTGGCGAAACTGTGTATCTTGAAAAGGAGCCACTGGAGACCATCAATGGTGTTGGTCTGAAATGTACCGCTATTGCACGTCAGTAAGATGCCTGCCGTCTCGAAAAAACAGCAGCGTTTCTTTGGGATGGTCCGAGCTGCTCAAAAAGGTGAAGGAGCAGCATCGCCTGAGGTTGCTAAAGTTGCTACCAACATAAAAAAGAAAGACGCTAAAGACTTCGCCTCCACCAAACACAAAGATCTACCAATGAAGAAAGAAGGATTTATTAACGAAGAAGACTACGATCGCATGAAAGATCGTCGCATGGAGCGTGGTGGCGTTGGTGGCAACCGACGTTACAGCAAACCAGTTAGTAACACACCAAATACATTTGGTAAGAAAAAACCAAATTATGATGGTATGTCAGCACTTGAAAAAGTAAAAGCAGATATCCGTGCTAAGCATGGTGATAAAGCACTTAAAGAAGATGCCAAGATGGGTAAGCAGTCAGATGAGAAACTGGCAGCGTTACATAAGCAAGTCAGTGGTGCTGACCAGAGTCTCCCCTCTAATCAATTCATGTTGAAGAGAGTGACGAAGGAAATGAATCGCAGAAAGAAAACAACCAAGACTGAGGGATATGCCCCTGGTGATGTTGATCAGAAGGTTGGTGCTGTAACTCCTATCCCTAAGCAGGATCAGGATGATGCTCGTGCAAGAATCCTTGCAAAGGCAAAGGCCAAGCGTGCCGAGAGAATGAAAGAGTCAATGTGGAATGGCGTTGACATCTTTGAAGAGTTGTCAGATTGGGAGATTGAATTGATCTCCGATGATATGATTGAGGACATCATCCTTGATGTATTCACTGAAGAGTTGGCAGAAGGTAGAGAGATTGACGCTATCTCAGACATGCTCTGTGAGTCTGTTGACTATTCACTGAGTTTACTTACTGAGGTTACCAGTCCTGCTAAGGTTAATGCTCTTCGCTTGAAGGATAAATCATCTGCTGCTTCTGGTCAGGGACAAAGTGCTGGTAGAGATGCTGGTGCTGAAGCAAGGAGTCGCATTGGAAGTGGATCTTCATCGTCCTCAACGAGATCCGACAGACTTTCTAAAGTCAAGAGTGTTGCTAAGAAAGTTGGATCTGCACTGAAGTCTGGTCTTAAAACTGGCGCTAAATTGGCACGCAAAGGCGCTGTCAAAGGATCTGAAGTTGCTGGTAAAGCAGCAGGTCATGCCAAAAATCTGGCGAAGGACATGGGAAGTGCCGCTAAGAAAGGATATGATTCCACTCAATCATCTTCTTCCTCTAGCGACAGTAGCGATTCATCTTCCTCTTCTTCGTCATCCTCTTCCAGCTCTTCTAGTAGTAGTGATTCAGGTCCTAAGAAGCCTGGTCTACTCAGCAGAATTGGTAGCAAACTGAAGCGTGGTATCAAGAAAGCAGTTGGTGCTGGTGCAAGATCCCTTTCCCGTGGTGCTCGTAACGTAGCACGCAAACTGGGTGAAGAGTCTATCACTGAGCGTGCTGACATGTGGCATCCAGATCCTGAGAAGGATAAGAAACTGGGTGGTCCTGGTGCCAACCAGCGTGCTCGTGAAGATCGTGCTGCTGCATCCAAACCCAAGGAAGATCCTAAGAAACTGCGTCCTGGTGAGTCCTACATGGACTATTCCAAGCGTCAGAAGTCTTCCTATAAGTCAAGTGGTAGCACTGCTCGTGAGCGTCTACAGAAAGCAGGTGCAAAGATGTCACCTCCTAAGAAGGAAGGTCTGAGATCTAAGATCAAGCGTAAGTTGGGTCTTGGTGAAGACGTGATGTCATTCAAGCAATTTATTGGAGAGTGAAATGACTATTAAAACTTGTAAGTATTGTGGATTGACTTCTCCCAAGGGGCATCAACGCCCCGATGCATACATGGAGAAGCACGAAAGAAATTGTCCCAAGAATCCCAATAACAAATGAAAAGTCTTAGAGCCTGGAAATGCAAATGAAATCCTTTAAGAATTTTCTATCCGAAAGCGTCAACATCTCTGGCGACTTTAACGGCAACCTCTACATCAACTCTGCTGAACAACAGCAGGTAGATGAAAAGTATTCTGCCGATGTTGAATGGAATGGCGAGTTGTATCAGATTGAACTGGTAAAGGAAGGTGAGATTCCATCCCGAAGAGAATTATCAGAGATGCTTCAGGGAGATTATCCTGGAGCAATTGTGCAGAATGTATATCCAATTCCACGTTATAGTAATAATCTAAATATCACCAGGAGTAATAAGGTCCAACATCAAGGTCCTTATTTGGCATAGATTACATGGCAATTTGGAATAAGAATACACAGGACTTTCTCAATCAAGAAAGAACCCTTTTTGAAGTAGGGATGCTTGCCACTAAAGATGGCACAGTTTGTGATGAAAACAATCCCCTTCCTGT